TTCCGGCCTTGTTCATTTATTCCACTCTGTTCAAGTGACATGGCAGACCAAGAAGATATGTACGAACAAATGGAAGAAACTCCAATGAGCCCAAGTGAAGAAGCTATTCTTGAGAAGTGGAGGTTGACAACGTGAAAAGTCTTCCCTTGACAATTGAGGGAACTACATACATAATCCCATTCTCAAAGCACTTCTTCTACGATGGCACTCTGAAGTCTTGCCCGGAATGGTTTCTCGATATTCTAGAAGAATACGAAAACAAACGACTTCCTACAGGTGCTGTACACTTCTTCAACCTTCCCAACGGCTGTCCAAGTGTCTATCCGAATTCTATAGTGTTGTGCAGAGAGAACAACTCCATACACAGTATAGAAGGATCACCAAATGCCGAAGCATCTTGACAATGTGTACCATGTTACGGTAGAAGTTTCCGTACCATTTACAGTGCCTGAACGTCGTGTACGACAGCTACTTACAGACGCTGTAGTGACAGAAAGGAATAACGCTCACCAAACAGATGATATCTCACATGCGAAGATTGAGGTTATGTCAATCAGAAGGTTAGTAAAATGAATGCAGTAGATACTCTACAAAGTATGGCCATTATAATACTTGGTGTTACAATCATAATTCATGTTCTAAGGTAACAACCCATGGCAAATGAAATAACAATTGAGCCTTCCGCTGAACGAAGGACGCGAATGACAGGAGTTATATGGGGCAGGGCTAAGTGCGGTAAGACTTCTTTCCTTACATCACTCCCCGGTAAGAAGCTCTTCGTAATGGTGGACCCGGATGGCGACGTATCTATCCCTGATCGTGACGACATCGATATCATGCGTTTATACGAACACGATAATGGAACAGTTAAGCGGTTCCTCATTGATAAACTCCCCACTCTTCTCAGAAAAAATGAGGCAGGCTATGACAGTGTGGTCATTGACAGCCTATCAACATTCGGACAAATCTGTCTCGAAGAAGCAATTGCTACAGGAATTGGTAAAGGAACTAACTTCACACCAACACTTGAGGCACCCGGTCTTGCGGCGTATGGTGCAAGAACACAGAACATAGTTAAGATGGTTAATGTTAACCTTCGTGCTACAGGTTCTGTAGGAATGAATTGTTTCTTTACTGCTCACGAAGACGAAGCAGATCGTGATGACAAAGGAAACATTACCGGCATTACACTTACACTATCCGGAAAGGCTATCAACGGTATCGGCCTTAACGTTTCTGAAATCTGGTACATGCGTGTTTATAACGGCAAGTGGTATCTTGCTATTAGTCCTTGCAGAAGTCGTGAGCCCATGGGTTCTCGAATATTCGATATGACTAAAGAGTCAGAGTTCGAACTGAAATTTGTTCCTGAGAAAGGAACAGATCAACCAAACTCAATAGCTACGTGGTATGACAATTGGCTAAAGAGTGGTAAGAAGAAACTACCAATCCCAAAGTAGAAAGGGCTCTAGCGTGAAGTAATGACAACAGAACACAAAGGCTTGCCTGTAAAAGGCTATCAACCTCAGCCACAATTTCGTGTTGATCAAGTCAACTTGAATAAGCAAACAGAAGAACGGCTCCTCCGAGTACTTGATCTTCTCCGTTCTCGGCATGCTGACCCTCGTTGGATTTCGATTGCACGTACACATTTCGAAGAAGGATTTATGGCAATGAACCGTGCCATATTCCAGCCAACAAGAATTTCTCTGCCAGAGGATACAGAAACCAATGGCTAAGAAAGCTACTACAAAGCCTGTAGTTGAACAAGTAGAAACAGAAGTAAAGGATCACAAAATGTCTGACATCAATATCATGGAACTTGAACAGAACCTCGACGACTTCGAAGATTTTGAACCACTTCCCGGTTCTGGTTATGAAGCTGAAATCCGTAAGGCTGAACTGAAGATTGCTGACAGTGGCACTGAATACTACCGCGTCACTTACAACATTCATCCTGATGCTTTCCCTGCCGACTACGATCGCGAGAATGCTCCTGAAGGTATGAACCTGATCTATGGTCGCCTCTTCGCAGTGAACCCGAATGATCGTCGTAGTGTCACTGCTATGAAGAAGTTTTACAAAGCTCATGGCATGTCGCTTAAGACGCCGCGTATCGATCCCGCCACTTGGGAAGGTAAGAAGTGCAAGCTCATTGTTGGCATTGAAGAATACAACGGTGAACGCCGCAACGCCATCAAGGGTATCGAAGCTCTCGATTAATCAAGCCTAGTTACAGGGGCTGTAGGGAAACCTCAGCCCCTTTTCTACGTCTCAACAATTCCTAAGGGAAAATAAAATGCACCTTTCTCAAGAACAGACAGAAGCAGTAGAGCTTTGCGTTGATACCTCTAACCGTGTCGTCGGTATTACTGGCCGCGCTGGTGTTGGTAAGACAACCATTCTCAAGAATGCACATGAAGAAATTGAACTTCATCCGCGTATCCTTGCTGCTCCTACAGGCCGTGCTGCTAAGCGCATTCAAGAAGCTACTGGTATTCCTGCTATGACTATTCATCGTATGATGAAGTACGCCATGCCAGCAGATGATGACGACGCTTCTCTTCCTGCTCACACCAAATATAACCCTCTCCCCTACAAAGCTATCTTCATTGACGAAGCGTCGATGGTTGATCAAGAGCTATACCGTAACGTTATTGATGCAATGCCTACAGGGTCTGTAATACGTTTCTTCGGTGACGCAAATCAGCTTCCTCCTGTGAATGGCAACTCTCCATTCCTTTCTCTGCTCGAACGCTTTCCTTCAATGGAACTTACTCACAACTTCCGCAGTGCTGACGGTATCGTATCTGCTGCTACTTCCATCCTTGAAGGTAAAACACCACAGAGCAATGACAAGTTCAGCATGATCCATCCGGGCACAGGTGTTCTCCTCAATGCTGCTCTTGAATTCATCGATGACTCTTACCGTGGCTTGTCCAAGCAGATTATCATTCCTACGAAGAAGGGCAAGTATGGAACCACTGGTGTTAATCGCTTCCTGCAACAGAAGCTTAATCCAAATGGTGAACGTCTTCGTGTTACCTACCAAGATGAGAAGACACAAGAAGCATATGACATGGAATGGCGTGTTGGTGACAAGATCATTAACACTAAGAATGACTACAACATCAAACTCATGAATGGCCAGATTGGTTGGGTTACTGAAATCGACAAAGAAGATGGTGTCATCCATGCTCAGTTTGATGACAAGGAATATATCATTCCTCCTATCATGGAGCAGTTTGATGAAAGGCGTGGTCGGACGGTATTCCGTTATGATCCAAGGAAGAATATCGATCTTGCTTATGCAATCACTACTCATAAAGCTCAGGGCTCAGAGTTCGACACTGTTCTACTCATGCTTAACCGCAGCTATGTTCTTAATCGTGCTAACTTTTACACTGCGGTAACTCGTGCTAAGAACAAGGTGATTTGCCTTATGGGTCCCGGTGCGCTTATGAATGCAATGAAAAAGTAACTACAGAGGCTGTAGCAAGATGACAAAAGAGAGCTTCGTTGTAAGGCCAGACGGCTTTAGAATAACTAACAAACCTCACGTTCTAACAACTAATTCAGGAAAACCAGTAAGTATACTTGCTCATATAATTGCTTACCCTCACTATTCACAAATGATTAATGATCCTGCTCTCCTCTTCAAAAATTTGAAGCAGCAGATAGCGTACATTGATAAATGCATAACACCTGAAAGCTGTGCTGAAATGCTAAAGCAGTTTCGAGAAGCACAAGTAAAATTCGATAGTGTAAGCACTACAGAGGTTGTATCAGAATGACACAAATTTCCACACTCTCCGATCTCAAAGCTGACTTCAGGATTAGAGCTAATGATCTCGACCTATCTGTTCAATGTCCAATGGATGGCAACTTCAATGCGCGTTACGCTGTTGTCGGTGAGGGGCCGGGTCAGGAGGAAGTTAACCAAGGACTTCCCTTCATTGGGCATTCGGGAAGACTGCTATGGGATACGCTCCGCAATCAGAGACTTCTTCGTACAGACTTCTACATCACTAACGTCTCTAAACGTCAAATTAGCCTTGCAAAGAACACTCGCTATCCAGTCTCGGCTGAAGAATGGGCCAAGTGGAGAATGCTTATTCAATGGGAGCTTGAACAACTTCCAAATCTTGAGCATATATTACTCCTCGGCAATGCTGGTATTCAGGCGTTCTTCGGATGGGAAGGTGTCAAGAAGTACCGCGGTTCGGTATACGAATGGAAAGGCAGGAAAGTTACAGTCACGCTCAACCCTGCCGCAGTTCTTCGGGAGCCAAAAGAAGAAATCGTCTTCAAGCTCGACATTGCCCGGTTTCGAAATGTCATCAACGGTGATCATGCAGAATACCCGATTACTGCACACATTAACCCAACCTTTACAGAAGCTGTAGAGTTCGTTCGTGAATGTAAGGGCTCAATTCAAATGCCAAGTTATGACATTGAGGTTATCTCCAATGAGACAGCGTGTCATGGCTTGGCTATTTCTCCACATGAAGCAATGTGTATTAACTTGAGGGATGAATTTGAAAACCGTTATAGTATTGAAGAAGAGACTAAGCTTCTCTTTGAACTGCAAACGCTTTTTGATGCGAAGTCTGTTATTGCACAGAACGGTAATTTCGATGCCCACTGGACAGGGTACAAAGACCTTCTCCGTATCAAGATTGGGTTCGATACACTCCTCGCGCATCATACACTCTATCCAACCTTGCCGCATAATCTTGGGTTTCTTACTTCGCAGTACACTACACACCCGTATTACAAAGATGAAATTGATATTTACAAGGAAGGCGGTGATATCAATTCCTTTTGGAACTACAACTGCAAGGATGCTGCTATAACCTTCGGCATTGCTCAACGAGAACTAGAAGAACTCAAAATTCGCAAACTTGATAAGTTCTTCTTCGAACATGTTATGAAGCTAGAGCCTCACCTTGTGCAGACTACAGTAGATGGCCTTGCTGTTGACACTGATATCAAAGATGCCATTGCAGCAGAGTTGAAAACTTCTACAGACGCTGTAGTGAAACAGTTTCATCAGATGGCACAAGAAGCTACTAACCTTCACGATATGTATGTTCCAAATCTCAACTCTCCTCTTCAGATGAAAGAACTATTCTTTAACAAGCTGAAGTTGAAGTCAACAGATGGCGGATTTGATGAAGCAGCTAGAACTAAACTAATGAATGACAGCCGAACTGGCATGGAGGCTCAGGGACTTATTCTTAAATACAACGAGTTTAAGAAAGCTGACAAGTTCCGTAGTACCTATGCAGAACAGCAAGTCGATCCGGATCATAGAACTCGTTACGTCTTCAAGCAGTATGGTGTAGTATCTGCACCGGGAAGACTAAGCTCCAGCGGCACCCTATGGGGTACTGGTATGAACATGCAGAACCAACCTAAAGCTGCGTATAAGTTCTATCTCGCAGATGACGGCACTGTAATGTTCTACTTCGACTTGTCACAAGCTGAGGCGCGTGTAGTTGCTTTCCTTGCAGACATCGAACAGTGGAAAGAAGACTTTGAAAGGGCGCGCCTCAACCCCGGTTCGTTCGATGCTCATTGTTCCCTAGCATCTACAATGTATAACATACCATATGCTGATGTTCCTACAGACGATGTAGACAAAAGTGGTAACTTCACAATTCGATACAAAGCAAAGCGTTGCCGACATGGCCTCAACTATACCATGCAATGGCCACGTCTCGCAGAAACAACTGGTATGTCAGCGTATGAAAGTCGTAAGTCGTATATCCTATACCACAAAACGAACCCTCAGATACAAGCTTGGTGGAGGCAGATTGAAATCAGAGCAAAGAAGGATCGTAAACTTATTACACCTTTTGGTCGTGAGCTTCCTATTATGGAGCGTATTGATCCTAATAACTTGGGTAATCTTGTTGCCTTTGTACCGCAGTCTACTATCGGCGATAAGGTGAAGCAGGTTTGGTATCAGTGCCATGAGGACGACGAATGGGATATGTCAAAGATGCGTATCAAGTTGAACATTCATGATGCCCTCATTGGCATTGCCCATCCAGATTATGCTAAGAAAGCTCTCTCCATTGCTATTAAGTATGCAGAGCAGCCAATCATTATTGAGGATATCTACAAGAGGAAAGTGGAACCGTTGATCATCCCGGCTGATCCTGCGATCTCAGAACCGGATGAATACGGTAAGCATCGGTGGTCTGGATTAAAAAAGGTAAAAGATATAGACAGTTATAACGTCGTTTTAAAAAGAGATTGACTAGTTGGTCTACAATAAGTATTCTTTCTCTGTAGTTAACAGGAGATGATTATGCTTATAATTCCAATCAACAAAGGATTTTTCATTAAAATAGACGATGAAGACTTTGATCGTGTTACACAAAAACATTGGATAGTAGAAGAACGTCAAAATACTTGCTATGCATCAACACCTTTGTTTAATGAAAAAGGATCAGCACGAATAAGACTTCATCGTTTTATTTTAAAATTAGAAGGCCCGTTTCCACATGTGGACCACAAAAATGGAAATGGCCTAGACTGTCAAAAAGAAAATCTAAGAACAGCAACTGTTCGCCAAAATGGTTGTAACTATACAAGGCCTGTAGGAAAAACTGGGTACAGGGGGGTAGCCTTAAAAGATGGAAGATATTATGCAAAAATTCGAACACCAAGTGGCACAAGAAAATCAATTGGCGGCTTTAACACTGCTGAAGAAGCGGCTAAATGTTATGATGAAGCAGCCAAACTTTATCACGGAGAGTTTGCTACGCTTAACTTTATATAAGTGGAGTACGTTAAAAAAAGTGAAGAACCTTGAAGACTTCCAAGTAAGGTTGCGTTAATGCGTAGAGTATTTTTCTACTACCAACAACTTCAGACTGGTGCTTGGTCGCCAGTCTTAAAGTATGATGAACCTCCAGTCATGAAA